TCTGGCAGCGCTGCCATAATGAACTATGCAAAAGCAAGCGGTAGTAGCAGCGGTGCATTTGGTTTTGGAGCAAATGCTACTAATTGGGGGGCTTGTGCTCTTGGCGCTCAAACATTCGCCACTGGAGACTCTTCTGTTTCTCTTGGCCGCAACTCTTTAGCTTCCGCAACGTATTCAGTCTGTATTGGGAACGCTGGTCAAAACAATATTCAGTCATCTATTAAGTTTTCTGGCAGTCAACACGCTAATCAGGGTGATGCTCAGATTGGCTTATATCCATTAATGGCTGATACAACTGATGCAACTGCTACTGCAATGGTTACAAATCACCAAAGCACACCGGGTGCGGGTACTGCTAATCAAATCGTTCTACCCAACAATAGTGCTTACGCTTTTCACGGCACTATCGTAGCACGTCAAAAAGCAGGTGATGGTACAGCTTGTGCAGCATGGAAGATTGAGGGTTTGATACGCAGAGAAGGTTCTGCTGGCACAACTGTACTGGTCAACTCAGCAACCACTGTTCTAGACAATACACCTAACTGGGGCATGGCACTATCCGCTGACACAACAAACGGTGGCTTAAAAGTACAAGTTACTGGTGCAGCATCAACCAATATCAGATGGACTACTAGCATTACCACATCTGAACTTATTTACGCCTAAAAGGAGAAAACTAATGGCTATTCAGAACAACATCGCAGAAGGTGCAAGTCAGTACGGCATTGCATTTAACAACGCTTACTACCGCATCGTGACAGCGGCTGTGTCACGCCAACGTGGGTCAGACCCAAAGTTTACAGTTATGATTGACTTGTCAGCATATGCTACAAACTCACCCACCGATGATACACGTGAGGTAGACTTTAAACGTTACAACGCAAACCTCACAGATATCGAAGCTGCATCAGGCGATGCCTTTTTGGACAAGTGCTATTCTTGGGTCATGGCTCAAGATGAAATGGATGGATCAACGGCGGTATAAACAATGAGCCTGACAATAAATCACCAGACGAATGACATCTCGGCTACCAGTGGTTCCGTCACGATTGACGGGTCTGCGGCTGGCGGTCCATTGAACCTCATTAGCACGACGACTGTAAGCAGTACCGTTAGTGAAGCGGTGATTGCACTCACTGGCTCGTATACCGAATACAAACTTCTTGTGCATAACTGGCAGACAATTGCTACGAATGGTGGCAATGACATTTTGCTTAGACTTGGCACTGCCAGCGACACATTCCTGAGCGGATCAACGGATTACACTTATGCCTTAAGGTATAACAGAATTGGCGGTTCTGGTGCAGCACAGGGTGAAAGTACAAGCGCAGGTAGCAGCTATGTGAAGCTGAGTAATTACGCTGTGCATGGGACAACATCAGGTGGAGGTGTCTATATGTCGTTAGGCATCTCAAACAACCACAGCACTACATACCCCACGCAACTTAAATGGGATATGTTACATGGCAGTGAGACAGGCGGCACAAACGCAACAAACAAAGTCGATGGTGGTGCATTAAGTATATCAACCATTGCAGATCATACGCACGTTAAATTGTATTTTGGTGGCTCTGGTACAGCAAACGAATTTAACGAGGGTATTTTTAAACTCTATGGGATATCGTGATGACTAAAAAGATAGTTGATGGGGTGGTTGTAGATATGACTGCCGTTGAGTTAGCTCAAAAAAAGGCTGATGATGACAGCTTGTCAGATAGATTATCTGAGCGTGTAAGAAACCTGAGAAACATCCTACTTGCAGAAACTGATTATCTGGCTTTGAGCGACAACACTCTGTCATCCGATATGTCTACATACCGTCAGGCACTGAGGGACATCACAAGTCAGGCAGGGTTTCCTACTGACGTTACTTGGCCTACAAAACCAACGGAGTAATAAATGCTTGGCTTCTCCCCATTAGCGGCTGCTCCACTTGCTGATGATGGGGCCATTGGTGTTGTATATCAAATTACAGCAGCTAGTGGTAGCTTTGCACTTACAGGTCAAGCATCTACTATAACATCTGTACGCAGTGTAGATGTCACTCACGGTAGCTTTACTCTAACAGGTATCACTTTAACTAACCTGTCTGTACAAGATAACTTCTTGGCTAACACAGGTAGCTTTACTCTTACTGGTCAAGACGTAGAGTTTATTGAGGGTAAGTCTCTAGCCGTAGATGCAGGCATCTTTACTACTACAGGTATAGACTCTGCACTAAACCTCAATACAGTAGAACAAGTTACTACAGGTAGCTTTACTCTTACTGGTCAAGATTCTGTACTAAACGTTGACAGTATTATATCTGTAGATGCAGGTACATTTACCGCTACAGCACAAGCTGCAGATGATCTCATCAGAGGTCAAATACTTACAGCAGCTACAGGTTCGTTTAGCCTCACAGGTCAAGATAGTGTAAATAGCATAGAACATCCTGTTGATTCAGGTACATTTGCACTAGTTGGACAGACTTCTGTATTTAGTATTATATTCCCTGCAGACGTAGGTTCCTACACTTCCACACTACAAGATGCTACACCTAATTCTGTACGTAGTATAGATGTAGTTTCTGGTAGCTTTACTTTAACAGGACAAGATGCTGATGTATCTGCACAGCTTAATATTACAGCAGACGCAGGTACATTTACTTTAACTGGCATAGATGCTGATCCTAGAAAAGTACAGCTTCTTACTACAGACATAGGTACGTTTGCACTTACAGGTCAAGATGCTAATGCTGACATTGTTGAGATTGTCGAAAGCAATAGTTATTCTTTAACAGGACAAGATGTAAGTCTAACTAAGTCTGTAGTAGAGAGTACAGTAAGTGAAACGTTTGCCCTAACAGGCCAAGACTCTGATCTAAATATCAACAGAGTCCTAGTAGCTGAAGCTGAAACTGCAGATAAGACATTTACAATCACAGTTGCCAATGATGGTGGTGGCAATGTCTTCTACATTGATGGTGTTAATCATCCTGTTCTAACGCTAGAACGTAATAGAACATATATCTTTGATCAAAGTGATGCTTCTAACTCTAATCACCCGTTACGTTTTAAAGATAGTAGTGGTAACAGTTACACTGCAGGTGTAAGCTCTAGTGGAACAGCAGGTACTTCAGGAGCTACAGTAACAATATCTGTAGCCTCAGATGCACCAGATGATTTAAGGTACTACTGTACCGTACACGGCAACGGTATGGGCAACACAATAGGTGTTGTAGATGGGTTTAGATTTAGCCTAACAGGACAGACTCTTGTAGTAGGCGTAACAGGTGCAGTACAGGTAGGTGAGTTTACTTACACAGGACAAGCTGCAAATGTTAATGCTCAACTAAACATAGCAGCAGATCAAGGTAGCTTTACAACTACAGGTCAAAGTGTTGATCTAATAAGAGCTATTGGTGCTAATACAGGCAGCTTTGCATTAACAGGTCAAGACACAGACTTTACTAAGTCGATTAACTTGTATCCAGAAGCTGGTGTATTTACTCTAGAAGGTCAAGAAATTGACAGAGGAATATCTGAACTAGCCCAAGTTGGTTCCTTTACTTTAACAGGACAAGCTGCTACACTAGAGTATCTACCGGGCATTATACCTGCTGCAGCTACCTTTAGTGTCAGTGGACAGGATGCGGTATTTAATACAAGTAGACCTGTAAGTGGGGGTTCGTTTACTTTAACAGGTCAGTCTGTAAGTATTAATACAACTGTACCTGTAACATTAAATGGCCTGACAGGTTCTGTCGGTACGGTTACAATAGTAGAGAACATAAATAGTTACAACTCAGAAGACTTTAACAGCAGCAGAGTTACCTACCTAAGACCACTAGAAAACAAAGATACGGTGTATGTAACAGAACAAACTAATACAGTTTACATATTACCTAAAGTAGAAAACAACGTTGTACACATTATACCAGAATTACGGACTGTTTATGTAGTACCACAAGAAGACAGACAAATTATATATATAGCAGCGTAAGGAATAACAATGTCATATAAATGGCCTGATAAAGATAAAGATGAAGTGGTTGACTATAGTGTAGATTGGTCACGTTTTTTAGGTGCTGATACTATTTCTGGTGTAACATGGTACATAGATGCTGCAGACGGTACAAAGACAGAGGTATCAGCAACAGATGTAGTTAATGGATTACAGTTTGCACAGGGTACATATACTAATACTGTAGCTACAATCAGATTAGGTTTAGGTACTAACAATGTTAGGTATAGAATAACGTGTAAGATTATAACAAACGGTGGGCTACAATATGAGCGCTCTGTGTTCTTACGCATTAAGGAGAAGTAATAATGGCCTACAACTTTTTAAGTTTAGTAAATGATATTAACCGTAGGTTAAACGAGGTAGAGCTAAGCACAACTAACTTTGCTTCTGCTACAGGCTTCTATAGTTTTGCTAAGGATGCAGTAAATGCGTCAATTCGTCACATCAACCAAGAAGAATTTGAATGGCCTTGGAATCACGTAGAGGAAACAGAGACATTACTAGCAGGTGAAGTTCGCTATAGTGTACCCTACGATGCTAAGACAATTAACCTAAACAGCTTCCGTATTAAGAGAGACAGCGCATTAAACGTAGAAACTGTTAAATTAAAAGTACTTAGCTATGAAGAATGGCTTGACAAATACGCCGATTCAGAGTATAACTCTAGTACAGATACACGTACCGTACCTACCCATGTGGTTAGAACACCTAGCAGAGAGCTTATATTCTACCCTGCACCTGATAAAGCATACGAAGTAATATATGAGTACTACACTTTGGCATATGACTTAGAGTTGCATGGAGATGTGCCTACTCTTCCAGAGCAATACAAGTACGTTATAGTAGATGGTGCTATGTATTACGCATATCAGTTTCGAGGCGATATGCAAGCTGCACAGGCTGCACTACAAAAGTTTACTCAAGGTATTAAGCAATTAAGAAGCCTACATATTAACCGTACTGAATATTTACGTGATACAAGAGTTCATTTCTAATGGCAACACAATGGCAGACATACCCTATAGAGTTTAAGGGTGGGCTACTATCCAACCTTAGCCCTCTACAGCAAGGCAGTAATGCTGTAGGCTCTGCTACTATATTACAGAACTTTGAGCCTAACAAAGATGGTGGGTATAGTAAACTTCTAGGTTTTGAAAAGTACAGCACTACAACTGTGCCCGGAACTGGACCTATCCTAGCACTAAAGGTTATTAGCTCTGGTCGTGTAGTAGCGGCACGTAAAGTAGATAGCAGTGCAATAACAACATTTACAGCAACAGCCTCTGTAAATGGAGTTACAAGCTCAACAACAGCACTATCAGTAGACGGTAATTCTGGTACTATTGAAGTTGGCATGACTGTTAGTGGAACAGGTATATCTGGAACACCAACCGTTACCACAGTAACAGATCAAAACACTTTAGTTTTGTCTTCTGCTCAAACTTTATTAGATGATACAGTTTTAACCTTTAAACATTTAGATACACCAGATTTAAATAAAACAGCTTACTATTACGGTACAGGTACAACATGGACTTTTATGGCAAAGAGTGTTGGTACAAATGGTGGTAAAGCACGTCACGCTGAGTTTAACTTAAACGGTGACGATAAGGTTGTGTTTGTAGACGGTACTAACTACCCTGCTGTATATAA